GAACAACGCGACCGCACCGGCATTCTACAAAACCAGTGACGCGGGCGGAAACACACGCTCGACAACGGGCGCGTACATGGTACTCCCCGACACGCGCGGACTGAGCCTCAAGGGCGTCGGTAACGCGACGGTCAACACGCGGACAAAAACCGGTCCGGCGGCGCTGGGGGAGGTGCAAGAGGATCAGATGCAGGGGCATAGGCATAATTTTTTAATATCCAATGGGGGCGGTAAGTTTGGAGCGAACATAACAAATGCATCATCTTTAGATTACTTTCAGCCTAATCTTGGGGCAAAAGTTGACTCACCAATCACCGACGGCACAAACGGCACACCGCGCACTGGAAACGCCACTCGCGACAGCTCTATCGGCACAAATTTCGGGATCACGTACTGAGGTCAAACGATGAAAACAAAAATCACGCAATCAATCGACGGATATGACATCATCATCGGCATCGGGCAGGCGCATGTTGACCCGGTTGCATCGGCTCCGATAGTCGCGGAGGCACTCGCCAAGACCGACACGTGCAAAGCCATCGACGCCTACAAGCAGGAGATATCAACCCTTGCCAACGCGGCGATGCAGGCTCGGAACTCGGCGCGATCGGCGACCAAGGCGAGCGACAGGAACGCCTATACCCGCGAGTATCAATCGCGCATGGAGGAGATCAAAGAGGTTGAGGCCAAGCTGCTCCCCCTTGCCAATGAACTGGTCGCGCTCAGAAAATCGCTCTATGAGTCCGATCTTGTGGTGTACATGCAGCCGAAACCGGGCGAGACCGTTATCACCGACGCTGAAGCGGAGACCATCACCGAGGCAATGATCGCAGCGACACAGGCGGGGGAACTTGTCGACAAAGACCTGAAGCGAGTCCCCGACAATCGCGGGCGGGTGTACTGGGTCGAATCATCGGGAACGTGGACGCGGCAGGACGTCACCAGGCTCGGAGTCGCGCCGAAATCCGGGGCAATCGTCGACGCCGATCTGACCGACAAGCAGCGGCAGGCGATCGCGGCACAGATCGAGACCGAGCGTGTGAAGGCGCTCTCGAAACAGGCGAAAGCGACCGAGAAAGAATCCGCCCTTGCCGCGCTGGTCACGCAGGCAGCTCAGAAAAAAGCCGAGCTTGAGATCACCGGGGCCACCGACGCGCTCAAGCAGGCGCAGGCATGGTACCAGGAGCAGGCGCAGGCGGTGGAGGTGAAATATGGGTGATTATTGCCACCCCGCGATCCAGTCTGCCGCCGGGCCGAGGACGGTTGTTTGTTTGTGCAATAAATCAACCTTGTACATCTGCCCATCGGTGAAATTAAAAAATAATGTTTCCGAGACGATGACCGGTTTCAGTACCGCCGCCATTGCAAGTCCCGTCGAGCGGTAGCCGTCGCCCGTGTATATCCGGATGTGCGCGGTCAATGCGTTCGTGCTCGGGACGTAGCGGAACACCCAGCCGCTGTTGCACTCGATCCAGTACAGGCACGGCTCCTCGTTTTCAACCCTCACCCCGGCACTGATAACCACAGCCCCTTCCGGGAGCGTGATCGGGTATGTTGCTATCTGCCGCCAGCACGTCAGGGCCGACCCGTTCTCGGTAAGGGTGGCACCGTCCCACGTGTACCCGTTCTGACTGTACCAGACCGATCCTGACTTGAGCCAGAAATTCGCGCTGTTAAAATAATTCGTCGACCATGACACCGCCACGCCGTCTATCTTTGCTGTGTGGGTATCGTGATCGAAATCATGCACCACGAACCCGTCACGGATGGCGATCCTGAAGGATGACAGTGCGCCGTTGATGTTGCGCCAACCTCCACTCACCCCGTATGCCATGAGGTTTGAACCGGCAAGGAGAAATTCCGAGGTCTGGAACTCCCGCGTCATCCAGTCACCGTATTCGGTCGCGTTGTAATATATGCGCGTGTGCGCCCGTGGGGTTGCGCCCAAATCGGCGGACTCGACCGCAGTCATATTGTAGGCAAGCCATATATTGTCACCATCTGCCGCCGCGAAGTCGGGAACGCTGAGAATGTTCTTGCTTGACATCCGCCGACCCTGTTGGTCGAGCCTGTAGAGCGTGGTCCCGTGGCAGATCGAGCGATTCCCGGCATACACGGCATCCCCCGTTTTCCAGGATACGATTTTCTGGCTGTCGTAAAATCTGACCTCACCTTCCGCGTGAAAGCCGATCAGGATGATGCCGCACAAGGGATCGTTGTCGTCATCGGGGTCGACCGTTACGACCTCGGGGGCCGGCGTATTGCTCGTCACAATTACCTCGCCTTCCCCACCGCCACCGCCACCTCCGCAGGCGATGAAAAACCATGTACATATAATCAGACCAGCCGCCGTTAGTCTCATCCCTGAACCTCCAAAAACTGTATTGAATTTATCACATCGCCCTGCTTCAAGTGCCGCCCGCACTCGGTTTTTAACTCATCAAATATACCTCCGGGGTCAGATTTTGACAAGGACACAGTCAATAAAACGTCAGTTTTCCCCGCTGTAATGGAGATATATGCTCGTTTTTTGGGCGGATTGGAGCATGGCGCGTAGACATACTCACATGTCGGGCACCACCAGCTTTCATAGTTAAGATGTTTCATCATGCTACTGTTTCCGCATTTCGGGCATTTCATTCTTATATTCCTCCGGTAATTTTTCGCAGCATTCCCAACAGCGGGAGAGTCGTTTCGGCGGCGTGTCTGATTCGAGTATCACCACGCGGCCGCAGGTGCATTGGTAGCGGTATCGGTTCGGGCCGATTTTTTCAATTTTCGGCATTGCTCACCCTCCCATCCGCATCCATCACCCGCCATCGACCGCGCCAGAATATCGGGGCGGTCTCGCCCTCGTCGAGATTGTGCGGGCAGACTTCAGACCTGAGATTGTGCCACACGCGCCTGCACTCGCCCCGGTTATTCTCGAATGGACATTTCATGTAGCACATAATCGCCGCACCTTCCCGTCGATGATTTCCGCGTAGTGCCTGACCACTACCCTGACGCCGGTGTTGCGGGTGAACGCCTTCAGATCGCGGATTGCATATTCCCCGCGATTACAGCAGAACGTGATCATGATCGCGCCTCCCGTTTCTTGAAACATCCCCGATCGTTCGCGACATTGTTACCGAGAAGTATCCTTCCAGTAATCATGCACTCGCCTTTATTTTTCGTCACAGCGTAATACATATTGCAATCCCGACAGCGCACGATATTTTCATTGCCGAGTTCGCGCCAGAGCCTTTCCTGATTTTTCCATGATCTTCGAGTCTTCATACCCCCTCCCTTAAAAAATCCCCGGCGTCGGTGCTGACCGCCGGGACTACTTATACTATAACCCCGTGAGCCAATGGTCTACCGGGGGAGTGTGCCGATTAAACCGTCGTTCGCGTAAAAATTCACCTGTGATCCGCTGTGTTCGATTTCACATTCCTGATCGAGCCAGTACTCTACATCATCATGTGACAAGTGCTCGCGATCAACCAGATTGATTCCGTATTCCTTTTCAGCTTCTCTTATCTTCATGATTGCGTCCCCCTGTGTTATAATGTTACATACATATTACACAATCTATACGCAATCGTCAACAACAATTTTCCGATTTACTATTTTTTTTCCATGTCCGATCATGTCAGCAATGGGATCACGCGAACGCGACATCATCAACGAGCGATTGTCCGGACTCGCCAAAAACGAGCGCATGTTCCGGGCCAATTCCGGGATGGGATGGGCGGGCGTATCAGCGCGCAAGGGCGACATGCTCATCATCAAGAACCCCCGACCCTTCCACGGCATGCCCGAGGGATTCCCCGACCTTGTGGGCTGGACATCGGTCGAGATCACGCCGGACATGGTGGGGCAGACCGTCGCCGTGTTTACCGCGGAGGAGGTGAAAGCCACGGGGAAACTCACCGCCGCGCAGGAACGGTTCCGCGATCTGATCACGAGGATGGGCGGGATATGGCGGGTCACACCGCCCTCATGATTATCCTGACCGCGAACCGTAACCGCTTCCAGAATCCCTGTCGCGCTGCGTACTCCATGAACTCGCGCAACGCCTCAATTTTAATTTCGGCTTTCAGCTTCCGCGTCGCGCGTCGTGCCTGTTTCGCCTGTCGTGTGCTCATCCCATAACCTCCCGATATTCCCTATCCGCCGATTTCCCGGCCTTGATTTTCTTCGCGGCAAAATACGCCCACCCTGGTTTGTAGCCACGGACGCGGGCGATCTCATGCAGGATCGTCACGTTCACCGTGTGCCTGCCGGCCTCAACCAATCTGTGATATACCCACAACTCACGATACCCCAACTCATCCGCGATCTGTAGCAGCTCGGCAATCGCACCACGGGCGACGGCGGCTCCGATCCTGTCCTCAACCTCGCGGCGCTCTGCAACCGGGCGCTCGTTAAGCGGTACGATTTTCGGTGTCTCTACGAGTTCGGCAGGGATAACCACCATCGGCCGGCGCGCATCGGCGACGGTCTTGTCGGGATTGTGCGGGCATGTCCGGCATGATCTGCCCGTGCAGTACATGTAGTCAAGATGCGGACAGAGCATGACATTGCTGGTTATTTTCTCGCGTTTGTTCTTTTCGCTTCCGTGAAATTTCCAAGTTATATTTGGAAGAAAATGCGGAGGCACACCGGGACGTTCAGCGTCTTGAAAATTCAATAAATTATTGACATGATCGAATAAGAGCGCATCCGATTTTCCCGGATGTACTCTTAAGATGCGACCGACCATCTGGAAATATGATGCCTTGGAGAGCGTTGGGCGCAACATGGCACCATATGAAACCCCGGGCAGGTTTATTCCGTAAGAAAATATATCAACCCCGGTCAGCCCTTGAATCCTTCCATCTTTGATTCCATTTATTAACTCAATTCTCCGGGAATCAGACATCGTGCTGTCGATGTTGTAAAATCTGAATCCTTTATCTCTGAATCGTTCGGCGGTATGTTCTGCTGAGCGGATGGACCGGCAAAAAATGAGGGCCGTTCGCCCGCTCCCGTGTTTGATGTAGTGATTGACTACCTCTCCGTAAACCTTTTTCCTCTGCAATAACTCCTCAAGCGATTCGGCGTCATACTCGCCATGAATGATTTTTATTTTCTCCAATCCATCAAGGGGCGGCGCAAAATATTTCAATGGTACAAGATACCCGGATGCCGTTAAATCTGGAATAGATGGGCCGGATATCATCTCATCATAAACCCCTCCAGATGCGGTCGAAAGACCCTCGCCGGAAAGCCTCTCCGGTGTGGCGGTGAATCCAACAATTTTTGTTTCCGGTGGCATATATGATATTATTGTTTTCTGGCGCTTTAGCATGAGATGACATTCATCGACAATCAGCAATGCCGGAAAACGCTTTATTTTATCCATTCTCCTGACAAGGGTATCAGATGAACAAATATGCACCTTATAGGCGAGGCTCTCGTTGTTGTCGGGATTGATTATATTATGAGGGACTCCCCATCTCGCCAGATGCTCCGAGGTCTGAGAAATCAATTCCTTTCTATTTACCAGAATCCATGCCGTTTTATCCTTTCCATAGACGGAATTAACCATTGCTGAAATAAGCGGGGTCTTGCCGGAACCCGTAGGCGATTGGATGCAAACCGAGCGATTGAATCTAAGCAACGATTTCGCTTGATCATACAATTCCCGCTGATATGGTCGGAGAGATGATTTCATCTTTTTTTTCTCTTCGCTTCGGACATCTTCCGTCTCGATTCTTCTGACCGTTTCGAGCCAAGATTATGCAACCTTAATTTTTCCATCATTCCTTCGGGCTTTTTTCTTCCCCTTAATTTCGATGCCCGCTTTTCGATTGTCTCTGGTGATTGTTTTCTCCCGACAATGGACGCCCGCAGAGCCTCCAACACGTGAGGGGCCTGTTTTCTCCCCTTTTGGGCTTCGGACATTTTCTTTAAAGTTTCATCTGATCTGCGTTTGCCAGTATGATTGGGTGGTATGTTTTTTCTTAATTTTTCCCTGGTCGATTCACTTACTATCCGCCCTCTCCCGGCCTCTCTTATCTTTTCTATGGTTTCGGGCAGGTGTTTCCCGTTAGAACCTCCATATTTATTGTTATATCCTTTTTCTTTATTCGTGCTATCATAATATTTAATCCAATATGTTTCAAGTGCGTTGAGTTCAAACATTGAATCGGCGCAATCTATTTGCTCAAATATAAAATTATCAAAGCCATATTTTCTAATGGCTTTATGCAGATGCATTTTTGCTCCCCTTCCGATCGCATCGTTTTTATGTTCTTTCACTCTATCCGATAACGGGCGTGTTGTCTGCCCGATATAGACTTTTCCGTTTATCTTATTTGTCGCTTTATAGATTATCATGATTCAATATTAATACCTTCTAAATATATTATCAATTATATTTCCACACGGCGCGATTTCCCGCGATCGCCTGCCGCGCTCGGGCGTAGATGTCGGACTGGTAGGAGCGGAGAGGCATTAGAATAGCCTCCCCTGCGCCCTGACCTCATCCAGCCGGGCGACCGATGCGGCGTGGTAGTCGGCGTCCTTCTCGATCGCGAGAAAGTCGTGGTGTTCGAGATGACAGGCGATCGCGCATGAACCGCTCCCCGAGTGTGTGTCGATGATCTTATCGCCGGGCTTGGCGTAGTTCTGCAAGAGCCAGCGATAAAGGGCAACGGGCTTCTGGCAGGGGTGGATTGTGGTTTCGGTTCTATTTAAAGAATACCATTCTATATCTACATAATTAACCCTTACACCTTTTGAATAACTCGCAATCTCGCATTGGCTCATGTTCGGATGTTTGATTGATTTATACCAAACAATAGCGGAACCGTTTTTGAAACAATTATAATAATTCGCCCCCCATATTATTTGATCTTTGCTAATGCGTTTCAATTCCATAAAGTATTCTTTCGGTGGTATCTTGTTATTCCAATACACGTTAAATTTTGTCGCCGTAACAATGGTTCCCTTGTAACGTCTTTCTTTTTTGTTGTGGGTAAAATCCCCTATCCCATACGGCGGGTCAACGATCGCCAGCTCGAAATATTTATCGGGAATATCGCGCATCACGTCCATGCAGTCGGCGTGGATGATCTGGTTTAATTTATGTTTCAAAATAGAACCCCCTGCGCGCGGACCTCTTCGAGGCGTTTCACCGATGCGGCGTGGTAGTCCGGGTCTTTTTCGATGGCAAGAAAATCATGCTTCTCGATGTGACACGCGATGGCGCAAGAACCAGAACCGGAATGTGTATCAATAATTTTGTCGCCGGGTTTTGCATAGTTTTGGAGTAGCCAGCGGTAGAGGGCGACGGGTTTTTGGGTGGGGTGAATCTTAATTCTGCCTTGTTCAACTGTACGCTGTTTAAATATCTTTGCAGGTTTTTTACAATTAGTCCACGCCATTTCACACTGTGCAAAAGATGGCATCATTTGCCCCTTATCCCATATTATAAAATATTCAGATAGCGGTAATTCAAAATTATTTCCACCCCATATAATTTGGGTTTCTGAAATTCTGAATAATTCTTTAAAATACAAATTATCGGGTTTTATATTATTCCAATTTTTATCTTTATCGCCAAAAGATTTTATTTTATTACTGTTGCCACCGTCATTTTTATTATACCGTTCCAGTCCATACGGCGGGTCAACAATCGCAAGCTCAAAATGCTTGTCTGGTATATCGCACATCACGTCCATGCAGTCGGCGTGGATTATCTGGTTTAACTCTATCATACCATCAATGCCTCCAACTGTTCATCGTCGGTGGGGACGTGCTTGCCCCCGACTATGCCGCGCAGGACTGTACAGCGCCGGTTCTTCCCGTCGGGAAACATCACCTGCCTGCTCCCTTCAGCCCATGCGCGATGTCGTTTCAACACGCGCTGATAACCGTCACCGAGCCCGGTGATGCGCTGGATTTGGTGATGCTTATTCACGATCGCGAGCCCGTCACCATCGACGATTTTCAGACCATACCGCGCCACGTGTTGCTTGTATGCCGCCGCTCGTGGGGGGCTGACCTCAATCGCCTGCCCGTCCTGATCGTAGCTCATATTCACGGCGCGGGTCAGGCACTCCATGATCGTGAGTTTCTCGCGCGTGTTCTCATGCATGACCTCGATCACCTCATCGAGGAGCCGGTCCACCACTTCCGCGGCCTCATCCCTGTGCGCCTCCGCGGGCTGGAAGGCATAATATTTATTCAACATGGATTCAATCTGTGCATCGGTGGGATTATCAGTGCTCGACCACACAACCATGAACGCGGCGGCGAGCATGGCGTCGCTGTAGGATGATCGGTAATCGCGGCCGGTTTTCTCCCTGATCGCGTCGACGATCCTGTCTGACAGCGCAAATATTGTTTTCAGTTTGCGCCATGTCAGCGCGCGCAATGCCCGACAATTCGTCTCATTGAGTAACCCGCCGAGGATGGTTTCAATCTGCTTCCACTCTCCCTGATTCGTCGGCGGCACCATGTTGATCCTGAATACCCGGTTCTCATCTGCCACGCTGTCGATCGTCGGGTCGATGGCGATAAACCCGAACATATTTTGCATTTTAAACGAGTGGAACCCGCCGTCTTTCGTGCCCTTCACGGTGTCGGGGGCGTCATCGGTCACGTTCACGCGCATGAGAGAAAATAATTCATTGCGGTTAATCTTCTTCTTTTCCGTGTCGCGCTCGGTTTCCTCGAATATCACGGCGCAACTGTCGCGCTGAATTTTCCCGCGCACTCCCGCAACCGTCGTGCCTGATCCATCCATCCACTCGCAGTTGGAGAGCTTGCGCATGAGCTGGTTTGCCACCGTCGATTTCCCTGAACCCGAGGGGCCGGTGAGTAACATCGCCGGTCTGAACTTCAACGCACCCGCGAACGGGGCGAGTGTGGCCCAACCCAGGCAGCGGACAGCATCAGCGGGCGTCTCGAAACTGAGCCGGAACACGGTGTCCCGGACACGCTTCACGGTGTCGGCACTCGCGGGCTCGTCGTTGATGCCGATGTCCTTGTGTGATAACCGGATGTAGGTCACGCCCGGCGCATGCTCGCCGTATGTGTTCACGCCGTCGTGGTAGCTGATCATATCGCCGTCACGCCATGCGCCCCGCCCCCGTACCCGTGACTCATTGTGATCGCGGTTCTGTGAGATGCGGATCATGTCGTCGATTGCGTCATCCCATACGATCTTGCCGTCGTGCCCGTAACGATCGCGCCAATACCACCGGCCCGTCAATACCATGAGCTTGGATTTTGTGAGCCCGTCGAGGTTGCAGTCAATGATGCGCCCGGCCTCGGTGATGAAATACGCGCGTCCATCATCGCCGATTCCCAGCACCTTGAACGGCATCTCGGAGGTGGCCCCGTCCGGCGAGGGAGAGGTGGGCGGCCTCTCGTGGGTTGCCTCGCTCGGGGGTTCGGACGGAGCCACGTCGGAAACGTGGTTCTCGGGGTTCAGGATGTACGCGGTCAGCTCGTCGGGGCTCATGACCTGCAACGCCTCGACAATATCCGCGCCTTTCGGTTTCAGCTCGCGCGCGGCGGGGATGGGTTTGACGATGTTCAGATGCGGAAGAACCCGCTTGACCTGATTCGCCGCATTTGCTCCCGGCGTATCATCATCAGGGTAAAAGCACACCTGATAATTCGATAAAACCGACCAATCCGCCAGCGCGGCTTTACCGCTGCCTCCAGACCACGACACGTGTATAAATCCGTTAAGATGTTTTCTCGCCTCGTCCGCACATTTCGCGCCTTCATGGATTAACCTCGGTATCGATTTATCAGCCGTTATGTGTTCATGCAGCCCATACACCAGCACGGGGGCGCCCGCCCATTTGAGCGCGCCGTTGTACCAGAACGTGAGTACGGTTTTTTTCTGCCCCTCCGCCTCGAACCGCACATCAAGCGCGATGACCTTACCATCGGCATCATGATACTTCCACGAACCCGCGACCTTGCCCCATCCCTTTTCGGCTGCGATGGATTTTATTTTCTCGTTGAATTCTCGCTCGCGGCCTTCGGGGAACGGGAGCGGCGTTTTCGATTTCGGTTTCTCCTCCTCCACAATCCCGAGTGTGGCGTTGACCGATTTCACCTTGTCCTTGAACGCGCTCACGCCGTCGAGGAGTCCCGCCACGTCGAAAATTCCCCACACGTAATCGCGTCCAGCGCCTTCGCACACCGGACAATAGAGGACAGGATAGTTTGAATTTTTCCCGTGCTCATAGAATACCGCCGATGGTCCATCGTCGGTGTGATTCGGGCTCGGGCAGCGCCATGTTTTCCTGCGCTCATTGTACACAACGCCCTTGCGCTGGAGATATTCACGCAGGCGCAGGCGGGTGGTGAGGTGTTTATCGGGCATCCACTACCCCCGCCACCCGGTACGGTCTGCGGTCGCTGAACTCCGAACGCTTGCCGGGATTCCACTGGCTCACCGGGCGGAAATATCCCACCACTCTCGAATATACTTCGCAGGGTACGGCGCGCACTGGCATCATAATATCACCTCGTTTTTGACGTCGAGATTCTTGCTCTTGCATTTCGGGCAGTACGTGTATTTTTTCTCGCTCCTCCATGTGTGCCAGCACCGGAGGCAGCAATAATCAAACCGCACGGGTGTCATGCCATCACCCCCACGATAAACCGGACGACGGCGACCGCGACACCGATGATCCAGCCGATGCAGAATCCCGCCAATGTGAGCGTCGCCAGCCCGATCAGAAATCCCCGTATTGTCATGACTTCCTCCCTGTGTAATATTCCCACGCCCCGCAGAGAATGAGCATGAGCACGACGAGCGCGACGAACCATGTGCCGGTGATCATGATTTCCCTCCATCAAAATTACACTCGACCTCACCGGGACTTGCGAACCCGGCGAAGAATCGGCAGTGATCGGAGCACATGGACGAGCCCACGCGCGTCACGAACTCCGAACCGAACCGCCATCCATGCGGACACTCAGTCCCGCATAACCCCGCAGGTGATACCGTACATTTGATTTTCATTTCCGCCCCCTCCTGTGATCGATTTTGAGTAGTGCCGCCTCAACCCTCGCCGGTACGAAATAGATGTGATTCTTGACCCGGGTGCAGGGGATTTTCCCCACCCGCACGTAATACTGTATTGTCCCGATCGACAGCCCATACGTTGACGCGATCTCCCGGCGCGTGACATGACCAGGCGGACACAGTGATAAATATTTATCCTGACCGCGATTGCAGAGCTGCCTTGCCTTGCCGCGCCGCTCCTGGTCGAGCCGTGCCAGCGATTCCCGCGCCATATCACGCAGAACCGCGCCGACGTTCGGGTCGAGTGGGTGGGTCATTAGAACGGGATCTCCTCGTTGTTATTCCCGCCTTCTGGTTTCGCCTTATTCCATACGATCGCGTAGTCGGGCGAGTTGTCCGACCGCTTCTCGTCAACCGGGAATATCGCGAACCTGATCTCGCCATCCGGCAGAAATGGCGACTGCACCACGCACGACAGATACGACTTCCCGTCCCTGCTCGTTTTCTTCCACGCCGATCCGATGTTCATGTGTTACCTCGTTTATCTTAAAATGTGCGGATACGGGGGCAGGAGTAGACCCCCGCCGCTTTCCGGCTCTGTGCGTTTCGTGCGCCTGTCGAACATGCGCTCGGCTGACGCCGCATCCGCGAGCCTATAACATTTGGCAGCGGCCGGGATCGAACCGGCACCGGTTCCGCTGTGGATTGCCGGGGCACTGAATTAGCGTTAGCCTCACACGTTGCCGCGTCTACCATTTCGCCACGCTGCCTTAGTGCCCGTCTCTCCGGGCTGTCAAGTGCTGTTATCAGGGACAGCTTTTATCGGTTCACATGGAGGCTGCCTTCAGCCAATCCCCGACCGCCCTGAATTCGACAGCGACAGGACTCGAACCTGCATCCACACGCGTGATCGCTATGTGTGCGTACCATTCCGCCACGCTGCCGTGCCCGGATATACCGCCGGGCCCGGTTGAACTAATTCCCTGTGTACGTCCGCGGTCCTTTCATCGTATAATTTAACCGCCCCATCGAGGCGGGTGAGTCACTACAATAATTCCCCCTGCTCCGGGTCGGGCTTGACGGGCTTGTCGGGTTTCGCCAGCGCCGCCGCGGTATCGTCTGCAGTCGTGCCGTGGACGGTGAACTCCGCCTCGATCGCGTCGTCCTGCCCGATCACGCGGTCGAGCGCGTCAGAGATCGACACCGACCGGAGCAGCGCTTTCATGACGGTCTTGACGCCGTAGCCGATCTCGGGCATCTGTGACGCCTTCGAGTATTTCTCCCTGTGCGCCTTGACTTCCTCGGCGGTCAACCACTTGACATGCGTGGCGCCGCTTGCAAGTTTCAGCGCGGCGTAGTAACCGAGCACGCCGCCGCGATCACGCAGGGCCGGGGCGAATGTGTACTTGTCGCCGTCGATTGACTTTGTGATCCTGAACTCGTCGTTCTCCCTGACGTAATCGGCGGTGATGAACTCAACCCGACCCGATTCCAGCGCGAGATCGATCATGCCATTTTTCATGACCTGGTACTGGATTTTACCCGAATACCCGATGAGCGCCGCCTTGCCCTCCTGCGGGTTGAGTGACAGTCCCGTCGTCGCCGCGTAGCGCATCGCGTTGAAAAGTGAGCGCTTGCCCGCATCTGTCTTCAGGCACTCCGCGAGCGTGGGGTTGTCCGCGATCGCGATCATCGCCGATTTTAAAAACGCCCTGCCGTCGTATTTGCGGATGGCGTAGTCCTTCAGGGATTTCTGAAACTTGTTCAGGAACTCCCCCGCCGCCGCGTCTGTTGATACTGCTGTTTGTTGACTCATTGGTTACCTCTGTTAATTAAAGTTTGCCTTGCCTTGCCGAGCCGCGCCCGGCCATGCCAAGCCACGTTCATCCTACCGAAACCCCAGTCTTCCATTTTTATCCTTCCCATAACTCCCCAACTTCCGGCCCTGCTGGTCGCGGAGTATCCATTTATCCTGACTGTCATCGTCAACCACTGCACCCTGCATCCGCGCTCGGTCGAGGACGGCGGTTTTCAGTTCATCGCGGCGGCGGGCCAGCGTCCCGGTGGCGCTGATCTCGGTGCCGATGTGCCGGTATTCCGCGATCATGCGCGCCATCTCATCGTCACAGATCACCGTCCCCACGGGATCACGAACGAGCGCGCGGATGTCGTCGTAATCACGCACAGGCGGGGGCGTCGCGGTCTCAACGTGGTGCCAGAACTCCCGGTATTTCTCAAGCATGAGCGATTGCAGCTCCGGGTGTGCGTGGACGGTGTATTGGTGGAAGTAGCCCATCTGATTGAGGACATACGCCCAGTCTTCAGGGAGCGTGTCGCGGGTGAGGTGCCACTGTCCGCAATCATTCTCCGGCACAATCCCCATCGCTTCCCACTCGTCGACCATGCGCGGAAATACGAGCACGGACACGATCACGGTGTCGGCTCCGGTGCAGATCATTTGGTGCTGGCACTGAAGCATGTACTCGCGCGGTATGCGGTCACTTCCCGGTTCGCCCCACTCATCGCGGAAGGTGCGGATGTTTGTGGTCTTGCCCTCGTGTAATGTTATCGGTGAGTAGCGCCCGTCGATGTGGCAGGTCAGATAATCATGGGCGGTGTAAAGCTCCTCGCGGTCGGTGATCGTCTGACCCTGCGCCCGTTCCGCCAGCTCGATGATGGAACTCTCGAAGGCGTGCCCCCACCGCATCGCGGGGCTGTACTCGACCACCGGGAACTCGTAGCCATGCTCCCGACAAAACTCCTCGCCCATGATCTGGAGCCATGCCAGAACGGGCGTTGACCATTTCGACAGGCCCAAAACCGCCGCCGATCTGCTCGCGCTGATGTTGATTGGTGCTGGCATTATCGGGCCTCCGGGTGACGCTTGAGGTACGCGGCGATTTCGCGCGGCGTGGCGAGACGGAAAACATAATCCGCCATGCATAGCAGCAAGCCGCGCTCGTCTCGCGGGCATTTATGCTCAGCCGCATATTTCGCGGTTCTGAAAACACAGTATTTCCGGTTTATGTCATGGCACGTCATCGTCTTATGCTCCGGAACCCGCTTCAAATATATTTTACCCATCTCAATATAACCCCTTGGTCGTGCCCCAGTGCTGGCGGGCGTATTTACGGTCAGGCCCCTTGTAGTCAAGCCCGGTATAGTGCGGCGTGTTGAAATAATGCGACGGGAACACCTTGAAACCCTTGTGCCTGATGCGCTCGTGCATGATCTTCATGTAGAGATTGCCCGTCTCCCGCCAGGGCTTGTCCGTCAACTCGCGTTTCTCTGACAGGCCGACAATCAGCGCGCGCGTGAATACATTGCCGGGCGTGCTCGCCATGAGCGGCGATATCAGACCGGGCCGGATGCGCTCCTGCTCGTACACGCTGAACGCATCGTAACGCGCGTCCTGGAACAGCTCATCGACGGGGTGCAGGCACTCGCTATCTGCTCCAATCCAGAGCCCGCCGAACGTGTACAGGATTTCATAGCCGCACACATCAGCCACGCCATGCCATGCTTGCTGACTCCAATAATGTTCGATGTGCCGCTGGTTTGTCCAGTGCATCGACTCAATCCGGCGCTCGTCCCAGAGTACATATTCCCAATCAGGATGAAGCTCTCTCCATGTGCGCATCCAGTGATCGGGCGCAGGCTTTGGGCCGATCCAGAGCTGGTGAATGATTTTGGGGATACATACCCCTCCGGTGTCACGGCACGAAACGGATTCATCTTTTTTTTTTGACTCCCCATTTTTTGTTGAAGTGATCGGTGTTTTTTTTCCAGTCCGCGACGTTGCGGCCCTTCTCCTGGTTTAAGTGCGTGACCCGGAGGCGGTTCAGGACCACTTTCGCACCGGGGAAACGGTGGCAGTAGTCGCTGTCCTCATAACCCCACGCGATGAAGTGCTCGTCGAATCTCACCGGGGACCGCCGGAACGCCATGCAGGCGCCCGGGACAATCTCGTCGGTGATGTACTCGCTCTCGGTGTCGGCGTTATCGGTGCATGTGTGCTGGATCGTGCCGTCTGCGTTGAGTAACCGAGCCGCGACGATCCCCCATTCCGGGTGAGCCTTGAGCGCGTCAACCATCACGCGGTCGAACCCTACGGGCAGGTCGCGGATGTCGTCGTCGAGCATGATGATGAAATCGCCGGTTGCCATCTCCAGGGCGAGGTTGCGATTGCCCGCCGCCGAGAGTTTCCGGCAGGTTGAAACGATCTCGATATTGCCCGTTGCCTGTTCGCGGATGTGATCTTCGAGCGCGCGGTTTTCGTCATGCGACAGGAGCGAGGGGATGACGATGCTTGTCAATTCCTGAGCTTTCAGATCGCCCTCGTCGCGGCCGGCCCACTTGCCCGATCCGTCGAGATGGTGGATGACTTGCGGATAATTTAACCCGCCATAGATCGCCCCCCATGTGTTCGGGTTGCGGAGGTGGTTTTGTTCGATCCCGTCGCTGCCCGGCTTGACCTCGATCCAGCGTTTCTCGATCCATTCCATCCCCGCCTGTCTGCGTAAAATGTGCGGGTTGTTGCTCAGGTTGTTTGTGCGGCAATATTGGAAATCGGCGTCCTTGTATTCGGTGAGTTCACGGTCCCATGACTCGGGCGTATTCTCGCGCTTGTTAAATCGCAGGTGATCGATCTCACGCCCCCGCATTGCCGTGATGATTTCCGTGAGCGTGTGCTGTAGCCTGGTGCGGTCGATGATCCAATCGTGCTCCAGCATCAACAGATATTCCGCGTCTGATTCCTTAATCGCGCGGATATAGCCGTCGGACAGGGACGACGATTTCCGCAGGTTTTCGGCCCCAAATTTATTCGCGAGGTTGTGGTGGTATCGCTCGTATTTCCGCACGTTCGGGTTCGGGTCGATCCAGATCGTGAGCGGGAGATGTCCGAACGCAGTATAAAAACTGTTATACGTGCGCCGGAGCATTTCCGTTGACGGCGCCGAGGCGGTGCAGTTGGTGAATATGTGGGCTTGGATCATATCCGCCCCCCTGTCAATACATGATGCAGCGCCATGATCCCGCGCGTGATGGCGTGGGCGAGGTGCAGCTCGCCGGAATATTCATCAACCCCGCCCCGTGTTGCTGCCTCCAGATGGCCGAGCATGTGGTCGAAATGGACGCCTGCATCCACGCGCTTCCATTCATCGCCCGGGTGCGTGACCTCGCCGCATTTCAGCACGCGCGTGATGGCGTCGGTGACTTCAGGGGTCAGGATGCGATTCATGACGCGGCCTCCGATACAGGATTAGATTTAAGATATGCTATGTATTTGATTGACCGCTCCCGCGACGCCGCGCTGTGGTATCGCTTCGTGTGGATGTTATGGTGCTGATTTCGTTTCGCCTTTCGGCGTTCCTGCCTGTTCATGCGGTTGCCTCCTGTGCGGGCTTGCGGGGGCGCTTGTATTTCGCCTCCTCCCGCTCCACCCACATCATCAACGCCTCATTATGTGCGGCGTTTACGCTGAATTTCCGGCCGTCAACCGAGAGACCGCGCTTTTTTACGAGCTTTTCCACGCGAGCAAGGAGCGTCGCGGGCGTCTGATACGACCTGTTGATTTGCGGTGTTGCCTTCATTGTCTGCCCTCTACTGTTTGATATTGTGGTTATAGTTTTGCTTAACCATTTTTGTCAATAAAAAAATATGATAAAAAGTAATAATTTATTTCCAGTTTTGCCGATATTATTACTATTAATCATAAATGGCTTAACCAAATATATATTGACACAGCATGTATATTATGATATATTATCATCATTAGATTTTAATACACACATTGGACTTTTTTCTCACGGTGAGAAAAACTCACCGCTTCTTATAAGTAATCTTCTGTCGCATCAGCGCGGATTTATCCCGGCGTCAGTGAGCGCCCGCCTGACTTCCTCCGCTGCGAATTGTGCGGCGTAGGATTCCTTATCATCGGCCGAAAGCCGCCTCCAGTCGTTGAACCCGGCGCGCTTGAGTGCTTGGGCGAGCGCATTGGCCTGGGCGTCGGGAATGGTTATGGTGACGGTCATTATTCCTCGCTCGCGGCGTTCTCTACTACGCGCCGCACCATGTCCATAGCCTCCCGGCGAGTGCCGAACAGCACCGGGTGATGGCCGAATATCGGGTTGATCTGCCATTTCCCCGGACACATCCGGGAGACGCACGCAGCTGGCCCGGCCTGATATGCCGCACTCATGGCGGCGATGTCGCTGGCGGTCATCACACATACCTGACCACAGAAATAATGTGCTCATCGCCGATCCCGTTCTCGACACAGAACCGCTCCGCCTGTTCAATGGTCCGGCATCGGTAAAGCTCCTCAAGTCTTCCTTTCTTAAATTTCAGGAATATCATTTCCGTCCTCCCTTCATATTTTCCTTGTACTGTTTCCATAATACATTAACCACGAAAACAGCCACCCCGACCTGTACGCCGATCTCGCGGCCGTACTCCTGCGCGGCTGCCTCGATCTCCGCCCATTTGCCGGCGATGTTGTTACTGATACTGATGTTTTTGCGGGTCATGATTCCTCCGGTTATCGCCGGGATCGCTCCCGGCGTGGTTGTGCTGTTTATGCGATTTCCCTTGCGGCTTCAATAATGTTTTTCATTTCGCTTGACTGATACGCTTCCAGAGCCTCGTCGAAGTTTTTAAACATTCTTCCCATTCCCCTGAATACTCTGTG